TTCATGAGTATATATAAAGCTTCACTAAAAGCACGTTTATTATTAACAGCAAGATAGCTACAGTTATAAGCAGCGATATTATCTCTTTCACAGGCTTCTCCAGCAGTCATGAGTAAACGCATAGAAGGCATAACTTCTAGGTTTAAGACTGAATTATGTAAGTCAGTCCACTCTGTTGTATCTAATTTTACTTTAGTCTTAAGATATTCAGTTAAACGGGTTACTGTTTCTTCCCAATTCTCTCTACGTTTCTTTTCAGGCATGTATCGAGCATACCTGCTCATTGCAATTACTTCTTGGTATACACTTGGTAAACTACTCATAAGTATCATATTCCTCTAATTCGTTATCGGTTTCTTTTAGTAATCTATCTAGATTCTCTTCAATCTTATCTTGAAACATATCTACTAACTCTTCACTATTAATGTTTAATAGCTCTAATAGAGTCGTTTCATCAAATTTCTTGAGGTCATCGCAGAGTTCTTGGAAAGTACGTTGCATTATTAGCTTTCTGATGACCGACCATAGTGATCGCCATCGTTTCCATTGTGCCCAATAGTATCAACTCTAGATACTTTTTGAACTTCACCAGTAGATTTATTTAATTCGTACTCTGTTATAGCCTGTGTATTCAACTTTTGTTCCTTTGTCCGTTTTCCAAAAATACGATCCCAGTTTTCTTGCCCCTCTTTTGAGAGAGTCTTTGATACTAGCCTCGCACCTGTTATTTCGTTTTGACCTGCCAATTTCTACCTCCTTAAGTAGTTCTACATAGTGAATGACTTTATCTAAGTCATCTACCCCACCTTTATCACGCCATCTACTGATGTATTTGATAATATTACCCTCAATATATGGGATATTATTAGCTGTAATGTATTGAATTGGTTGAATTTTAAAGCCTTTGTAGTGTTGGCCACCTATCTGTCTATCTAAAGCACTCATTAAGTTATCTCCTTAGCTATTATTATAACATTTTATTATATACTTGTCAAATAAAATGTTCACGACTTATTAGTAAAATCTCACATATTTCATCTGACATATCTTTGAATTTTTTTCTATGCTGATCATAGTCTTTATGATGATTATAGTAAAAATAGACATGAACCATCTCATGTAGCATAGTTTCAGCAATTTGATAAAAGGTTTCGTTTAAGGTACTGATTTGTATACGCATTGGTTCAGGAATAAATAGACCCATATAGTCTTGAGCATCTGTTACCTCAAAAGTAACCTTACGACTAGGCGGCATGCGTAACTCATTGAATGGTGGAAGATCCTTAAAGCATTCGTAGAGTTTACGAAGGTATCTCTTATTCATTATTGTTTTTTTAGAGACCATTATTTGCTTCTACCAATCTTTTACTGTCATACTTTTTAGTATTAGTAACTCGTTTAATATTCTTTTCATCAGGAATCAAGGGTATAATCTCAAGGTTATGTTGTTTATTTTTAAGGTCTTTAAGCCAACTAAGTTCAGTAGGCTCACTCATAAGTAAGCCATACCAAACCAAATTACCTTTGCTATCAAACTCTTTAATTAGCCAGGCACTTGGTATCATTATATATTCACCAACTTTTGAGAACCCTTAGCCTTAAGGTTTGTACCATCTTTAAACCAATTACCACAATCACGACATTGATATCGTTGATACCTACCTACTGTAGTGATGTTAAAGCCTCGTTTCTGTACGTTTTTAGACTGACATGTAGGACAACAGTCCATTGTACCATTAATCACATTGTTATTAAGGTGATTCCTAATCCAAGGTTTAAAGCGTTCATAGACCTTCTCTAGAAGGATAACATCGTTCTTGTTATACTCTTCCATAAGCTTCCATGCCTTAGGGATACCTGCCATACACTGTACCCATAACTCATGGCCACTGTGTTCAGTTTTCTTACCTAAACCTAATGACTGAGCAACGTAATCTAGTTTGTTAGATACAAATCTAAATCTACCCTTGGCCACAGTCAATAAGTCTATTTCCTTAAATGGTGCTGGAGGAAACATATTATGTAATAGGAATTCTTTATTAAGAGAAGGGATATCAAAACGTTTACCATTGTAATGGATAACAGCATCAGCTTCATCTAAGAGTTTATGGATACCCGCAAGCATCTTTTTATCTCCAGATTTCTTAACAGAATCAAACATCATCTTTTTATCACCAAGCCACTTAGCTGCATAACACATGACATATGAAGACTCTCGTAGTTGGTTAAGACCAATGTTCTGATCCCATATACCCCATACATGAGCCACGTTAGGTGCCATTTCTATATCTAATAAAAGAATCTTACTCATATTATTGTACCTTTGTAGTAACTGCTTTCCATCTTGTTGAAAAGAGTATAAAGTTACGTCTATACTGTAGTAGTAAAGGGCTATTACCTTCTTTTAAATATCTTAATTGAATCATTGTACTGATCCTCCTAGTTCTTTATGTAGTTCAAACTCTTGTTCTGCTTGACCAAGGTTTACATTAATAATACCATGATGAATTAGATCTTTAATTGCATGGTCCATTAGGAATGCTGCTTCCGTAGGCTCTACATGAAAATCAAAATCATAACTCCCATCTTCATTTGCGACACAATTGCTTATAAGCATTTAACCAATCCTTTCTAAAATCTAGCCATTCAAAGCCATTGTCAGTAGCCCACATAGCATAGGTTGTCTTACTTCTTTTAGTTATCTTGTTATCAGGGTTCATGAATAAAAAGATAATACGGATAGTAGGGTTAGAGTCTCTAAACCAAACCATCTTCTTTCGTGTTTCTAAATCAAGCTTGCCTTTAGCTTCAATGAATATGTTACTGCGTCCTGTTTTGAAATCAGGTATATAAGTTCTTTCTACTTCAGGTTGTATGAATTTAAATCTTTGAGGTTCATACTTTACTGTTGGAAATTCTTTTTTTAATACTGCCCATACTTTTTCTTCTAGCTTACTCTTGAATGAGGGCATTAAACCTATCCTTCCAACTATCATCTAAGGATCTTAGAATCCACAACACACTTGCATTCATAAGAAACTCATCATCATTTCCATAAAGAGATCTTACTTGATTAAACATTTCGATATTGCTACTGCAATCAGCAAGTAACTTACTAGCTTTCTTCTCGCCCAACCCTTCAATACCTTTAACATTATCTGAAGTATCTCCTTTAAGACATTGTTTATAGAAGAGTCTTAACCCTTCTAACTCTGTTTGTTCTAAGAATGTATCAGGTCTAGACCAACCTTTACCATTAATTTCCCAAGAAAAATGTTTACCTGCTACTTGTAGTAAATCTTTATCTAAACTACAAATGATTGTATCATCTGTTTGATAGATAGCTAAAGCATCATCAGCCTCTAACGACTCGGGTGCAAACTCTGCACTTAGTTTTTCAAGACTATAATCTTGCAGATCTTTTAGATGCTTAGGTTTAGGGGCTACTCTATTAGCTTTATATTCAGGATAGATTTGTTTTCTAAAGTTATTAGGCCCAGTTAAGAATGCTCTGTAACTAGTAGCTTGAGTCTTATTAAGAATGTTATCTAGTAACTCGTCTATTCTATAGAGAGCTATGTTAAGATCATCATTTTCAGCACTAGCGGCACATCTATAGCATAATAAATCTTGATCAATAAGTGCTTGCATTAAGTATTAGGTATCACTTTCTTGTAAGTTTTATCTTGATTAGGATCTACCAAGAATACATTAGCGGGGAAAGTTGAAGTATCACCTTTATACCATTGGATAACAACGTTCTCTCCCTCACCTTTGTAACATGCAATCATTCTATTACCATCTACTCGTGTAGCAATTGCAGACCAGGGATATAAATCTTTTATCTCTGGAATCATGCAGTCTACATTAGATAAGGTAATAACTACTTTATCATTGTATCTATAGTGTAGATACTTTAACTCTTTAGCGTTAAGTCCAGAAAAGAACATTGACCATGAAAGTAAACATAGTATAATTCCAGATGCTAGTAATGCTCTTACAATCCAAACTTCCCACTTTTTCATATTATTTCCTAGACTGGAATGTCATCTTGAATTTCATTGATGGCATCTACAC